CAATGCGGCTCACCAGACGGTTGCGCACGAAGGCCTCGATGTCGACGGCCGAGTCTTGCAGCAGCTCGATCGGCACGGCCACACCCTTGGACGAGTACTTGAAGGTGATGAGGGGCACCACACCGAAGGCGGCGTCCTGGTCGCTGGCCGGATCGTTCTCGCCCAGGATTTCACCTTCTTCGCTGGTGCCGTCCGAGGTCGGGTAGTCGATCGGGTTGCCCATGTCCGTGGTCAGCACAGTGGCCACGGCGCGCATGCCGCCGGTAGCCTTGAGGGCTTCGGCGATCACCTTGGCGACGTCCTTCTGGACGGTGTAGCCGCCCTCGGAGCCGGTACCGGTGCTCATGGTGGCGCGGATCGCGGTCCACTCCTGAGCGGTCAGGGCGTTGTCGCCGCCGCGCAGCCACTTGGCGAACAGGCCGCCGACTTCGCCGTTGTCACGCTGAGCGCGGCCGGCTGCGTCGTTGATCTGGCCGTCGAGGGCTTCCTTGGCGAGGCGCTCGTTGGCATCGTTGATGCGCTTGATCTGGCCGTCGACGTCGTCGATCTGGGCCAGCAGGCCGTCATAGTGGGCCGTGTTGTCGGCGGACCACTTCTCGTTGTTCGCCTCCAGGTACTCGTGGGCGGACTTGGCGAGGGCGTTGCGGCGCTCCCGCAGGGCTTGGATGCTCTTCATAGCTTTCCTTTCGGTGGTTGAAATAAAAAAGCCGCCGCTGGTTGCCCAGGGGCGGCTTGGTCTGCTAGCGGGAGCTAGGCAGCTCGGGCGACCAGCTGCAACTTGCGGCGCAGCTGCTCAACGTTCGATGCGGCAGGCGTTTCAGCGGCTGCCGGTGCGGGCAGCTCTTCGCGCGCCTCGTTGGGAATGGCAGGGGCCTTGGCGTAGGCGCTCATGTTCCAGGAGCCGTTGGCCTTCTTGCCGGTGTCGATGCGATCGGCGAATCCGCGGTCGACGGACTCCTGGGCGCTCATCCAGGTCTCGTCCGCCATCCACTGCGCGATGTCCTCGGGCTTCTGACCTGTACGGTTGGCGTAGGTCTTGACCAGCGATGCGTCGATCTGCTCCAGCAGCGCAGCCGTGTCCATCAGGTCGTTCGCGTTGCCCCAGCCGACCGTCCAGGCCTTGTGGATCATGAAGAAGCCGCCATCATTCATGACGATCTCGTCGGCGGCCATTGCAATGAAGCTGGCCGCGCTTGCGGCGTAGCCGTCGATGTGGGCGATGATCTTGGCCGAGTGCTCGCGCAGGGCCTGCTCGATCGCGCGGGCCGCGAACACGTCACCGCCTGGCGAGTTGATGCGCAGGTGAATGACGTCGGTCTTGATTTCGGCCAGCGTCTTGACGAAGGACTGCGGCGACACGCCGCCCCAGTACTCGGCCGTCAGCTCGTCGGACACGACCGAGTCGTACAGGTAGATGGTCGCCTCGTCGCCGGCCTTGGCCTCGATCGGGTACTGCGCGCGGAAGGTGCCGCGCTTGCGGTTGTCAGCCAACAGTTTCAGGAATTGCTTCATTGCGTTGCCCCTTGTGCGGGCTGTGCCGCAGTGGAAAGTGAGTCGCCGCCGTCGACGGGCGGCAGGTTTTCGAGTTTTCGGACCTCGTTCACGCTCATCCAGCCAGGCTCGCCGGCACGGCCGAGGGCGATGCGGTAGCTCTCGTTGCGGGTCTTGATGTCGCCGCGTTCGAGGCCGGAGGTCTGGAACTCGCAGAAGTTGCGCGCAGTGCGGAACACCTTCGCGTTGATCTCCTGCTCGAAGGCCACCAGGTGGCGCTGCAGGGTGAACTTCACGAAGCCGATCGACATTTGCTCGATGCCGCTGCCCCATGAGGTCGTCTTGTCCGTGTGGCCGATCATGTGCGGCGGAACGCCAAACACGCGGGCAATGTCCTCGACCTGGAAGCCGCGCGTCGTCAGGAGCTGCGAGTCCTCGGCGTTCATGGTCAGCTCGTGGATCTTGGCTCCGCCAGTCATCAAAGCCGGCAGGCCGGACTTGTAGACGCCCTGGTGGCGTTGCGCCCAGGTGGTGCGCAGCATCTCCTGCTGCTCGGGCGTCAGGTTGCCCGGAACCTCGATGGCAAAGTCGGGCCGAGCGCCGTTCTGGAAAAAGCGCGCGCTGTGCTCGTCTGCTGCGATCGCAATGCCGGCAGGGTTGCGCAGCACGTGCTTGATCTGCGACATGCCGCGCTGGCCATCAAAGCCAGGGCCGGGAATGTGGAGGACGTCATCGGCCTCGACCACGGTCGGATACAGGCCGCCGTCCGAGTCCTTTTCGCGCCAGAGCGTGTAGACCAGCCGGCCGTCCTTCTTGGTCACGTCTGCGCGCAGCGGGTGGATCGGCTCGAATCCGACGATGTTGGGCGAATACGCGCTCGCCCGATGGATCAGGACAAAGGCGTCGCCGTGCAGGAGCTTCGACGCGGTCACGAACATCCAGAACGACGAGGCCGGCCAGTTATCCCAGGGGCGCTCGTTGAGCATCCACCAGAGTTCCGGCGTGTAGCGCTCGCGGCCAGCATCGCTGCGCCGGTAGAAGTGCAGCGGCAGGCTGGAAATCGACCCGCCGATCAGCTCGACGCAGGCGTGCACGGCCGAGACGCTCATGGCGGTGCGCTCGTTCACGGCGACACCTGCCGCGCCACCGCCAGCGGTGAACCAGTCGTACAACTGGCTGCCGCGCGTGCCTTCGCTGATCGGAATACCGCCTGAAGCCTGCGCGATTCGCGTGGCCAGGCGGTTGAGCCAAGATTTCATAGGATGATAATTTGAGGGGTGACCTCTTCCTGTTGTTCGTTTGCAAGGGCGCGGCCCAAGGCCATGATCAGGGCGACGACGCCGTCGATCTTGTTCTCGGGGCGCTCCTTGCGCGGGTAAATGTTGTCCTTGGCGTCCATGTGCGCGACGACGTTGGACATCATCCAAGCGAGCACCGGATCGCCGTTGTGGTGAAGCCGACCTTGCAGCACGAGCGCTTCGAGCTGCTTCATCGGCTCCGAAAAGTTCAGCACCGTTGGCCGCATCTCGACCATCGGCACGCCCTGCGCCGCCATCCGTGTCGACAGCTGCGTCGCCTGGAACGGGTCGTAAGGCACCTCGCGCACCTCGAAGCGCGAGCAGTCCGCGAGCAGGTCCTGCTCGATGACGTCGAAGTCGATCACCGCGCCATCGGTCACGGTGAGCAGCCCCATGTGCTCCCAGCCCTGGTACTGCGAGTTTTCGCCGCGCTCCACGGTGTCGCGTGGCAGGTAGTACTGCCCGAACACGTAGTAGTGCGGCTTGCCCTCGATCGTCCGCTCGTGCAGTGCGACCTTGGCGGCAATGTCGACCTTGCTGGCCAGGTCCAGCGCCACGTAGGTCGGCTCGCCTGCAAACTGCTCCGGGTCGAGCGTCGGGTCCTTGCAGGCATCCCAGGCCCGCATGTCCATCCATGCCGTGTCCGCGTTCACCCACTCGTTGAGGTGCTTCGTCTTGAAGTTGTTTGCCGCGCTCGGCATCGTCATCGCTTTGGCCTGCAACGGCAAGAGCACCTCCGGCATGACCGAGATTCCCCAGTTGGGGTTTGCTTTGATGAGTGCTTCCTCGGTCGTCCAGTCGTCGCCCTCATCTAATCCGTAGACGATGCCGAACTGGCTCTCGTCCTTTGCAACCCCGGCCAGCACCTTGGTCACGAAGGAGCGCACCTCGTAGCAGATGCCTGCGCGGTTGCTGCCTGCCGTGGTGATGACCCACAGCATCGATTGCGCACGCTTGCCGATCGAGGTCTCGACCACGTCGTAGACCGCCCGGGTTTTGTGCGCGTGCAGCTCGTCGACGCAAGCGAAGTGCGTGTTCAAGCCGTCCAGCGTGCTTCCCTCAGCAGAAAGCGCCTCAAACTTGGATGCGGTTCGCAGCACATTGATGTTGTGCGCATTCACATCCACGCCAAAGTGCGCCTTCAGGCCCGGTGTCCTGCGCGCCATATTCTGGGCATCGCCGAACACGATCTTGGCTTGGTCGCGGGTGGTGGCGAAGCTGTAAACCTCCGCGCCACCTTCGCCGTCCGCGCACAGCATGTACAGGCCCACCCCCGAGGACAGCGCCGACTTACCGTTGCCGCGAGGCACCTCGATGTAGACCCGGCGAAACCGCCTTGTGCCGTCTGGCTTGACCCACCCGAACGAGGTCGTCAAGGTGAATATCTGCCACGGCTCGAGGATGATCAGCTCACCAGCCTTCGGCCCCTTGATGTGAGGCAGCAGCTCGATGAACCGGCAGACCTTCGAGGCCCGGGCCTTGTCGAAAACATAGGGAGAACCCTTAGCCTTCCAGCGTTTGAGGTCCTCGATCTGGCGCTTGCACGCCGCCTTGACGAAGCGTCCGGCAGGAACCCTGCCTGCGACTACGTCCTTGGCATACGACTGTGCGATGGCGCAATAGTCACGCGTCACGCCTCAGCCGCCAGCTTGGCCCAAGGGTCGTCGCCGACCAGCTCTTCAGCGACCACGATCCGGCTGCGCGAGGCAGGCGTGAAACCCATCTCGGCTGCGGCCTTCAGCATGATCTGGGCCTGTTTGTTCATGTTGGCCATGTAGGGGTTCATCACCGGATACCGGCGCAAAGGTGGCCAAGGTCGGTCGACGTGTGCACGGACCCGAACCGCTGCCACCGAGCCTCTGGCACGTCTACCTGCGCGCGCTGGCAAAGGCGCTGCTGCTCACCCTGGCGGTGATGTTGGTGAGCGCGCTGACCGTGCTGCTCATCCCCAAGTCGGTCCGCTACGACTGCGCGACCGCCGAGTTCCACCCCGACGCCACGAAGGACGTCAAGACCGAATGCAGAAAGAAGAGGACCACCGCATGACCATGAACGTCTACCAGTGCATCGCCGCCGTCGCGGCCGAAATCGCGCACGAAGGCATCGGCAAGAACCGACGCAACCAGCAGCAGGGCTACGCCTTCCGAGGCATCGACGACGTCTACAACGCGCTCGCCCCGGTGATCGCCAAGCACGGCCTTGTGATCCTGCCGCGCTGCCTGAACCGCGAGCTGACCGAGCGCGCCAACAAGTCCGGCGGCGTCATCTTCTCGGTGACCGTCGACGCCGAGTTCGACTTCGTGAGCAGCCACGACGGCAGCAAACACACGGTTAAGACCTACGGCGAGGCGATGGACAGCGCCGACAAGGCCACGAACAAAGCCATGAGCGCCGCCTACAAATACGCGGCCTTTCAAACCTTCTGCATCCCGACCGAAGGCGACAACGATGCGGATTCCAC